ATGAAGTACCTAATACTGCCAATTAGCCTATTAATAACGGGCTGTTCCTATTTCCCATTCTTTCAAGATGAGCCAGTAGTGCCGATTGAGATTAAAACAATCCAAGAGCGACCACCAATGTGGCATCCACCATTACCATCAGAAATGAGTATGCTTGATGTAGAATTTGAGGTATTAACGCCAGAACTAATGAAAGAATATCTTGGGTTAGTTAATGAGGGTAAAGCGCCTCAAATCCCTTACTACGCACTCACAACTCAGCAATATCAAAACCTGTCATTGAATATGGCAGAGATTAAGCGATATACTAAGAATATTCTCGCTATAGTATCTTACTACCGCGATTACGATACAAAGCTAGATAGCGATAATGATGATTAGTTAATTATCACTAACTTGGAGAATGAAAATGCTTGAATGGCTAACAACAATAATATCAATAGTAACTTCAATNGTCTGTGCGGCGAGCTTCATCGCGGCAGTAACTAAAACACCAAAAGATGATGAATTGATTGGTAAATTTTATAAGGTAATAGAAGTATTAGCCTTAAATATTGGCAAAGCAAAAATGCAAGCGCCAAAAACAAAAGGAAAATAACATGGCAGAAACAATATTGTCAGACCCAAAACCTTACGTCTATAACTGTGATTTAGACCGTGTGGTAGATGGTGACACCATAGATGTACATTTAAAGCTAGGCTTTGATGTCATGCTTCGCAAGCAAAGAGTAAGGTTGGCTGGTATAGATACGCCAGAAAGTCGTACCCGCGACCTAGAAGAAAAGAAGTTAGGTCTGGAAGCAAAAGAACTGCTCAAAGAATTGTGCTACGAAGGATTTGTACTGCATTCATTGGGGAAGGGAAAGTACGGCAGAATACTAGGTGTTCTGTATAATCCAGCGGGTGAATCAATTAATCAAAAACTTATTGATGCTGGTTTGGCGGTGGAATACTGGGGTGGCACAAAAACNAAAGTATGGGGCGCTTACTNATATGCAAATCAGTGCAGAGGGCTTATCGCTTATAAAAAAGTTTGAAGGGTGTCCAGAAAAAGATGGCATCTGTGAATCTTANNAATGTGCGGCGNGTGTATGGACTATNGGATATGGTTCAACNCACGGNGTCANNGANGGNATGAAGATCACTAAGAGCGAAGCAGAAGCCCTTTTAAGCCACGAAATGCCAAAGTATGAAGGATACGTCAATGACTTAGTTGAAGTGCCTTTAGAGCAAAATCAGTTTGACGCATTGGTATGCTGGGTATTTAATCTAGGTGGCGGTTCGCTAAGAACCTCAACCTTGCTCAAAAAATTAAATAATTCAGAGTACGATGAAGTGCCAAATCAAATAAAAAGATGGAACAAAGCTACAGTAAATGGCGAAAGACAGGTGCTAGATGGATTGGTGAGAAGGCGAGAAGCTGAAGCACTATTATTTAAAAACGAAAATTGGTATGAGGTCTAATGGCATTATCTAAAAAACAAAATAGAAGGTTAGGTGCAATTTTATCTGTTATGTTTCGTGAAGAAACACCGCGAGAAGCAGTAAGTGAAGTTATAAAGGATGGATTTGTAGAAAAAAACAATGATCTATTGAAGATAACTGATAAAGGGCTTGATGAAAAAAATAGGCTCTGCACTTTGGCGGGATTAAATATTAAATATCAAAGTGAAAACAAAGATTAACTTTCAGTTTTCGCCTTAGTATAAATTTTAGAAAAGATTTTTTTTGCTTCTTTTCTAGTGTACATACTTTCATGGTAAATAAATCGCTCATCACAATTGTATTTATACCACCGTTCAAAATTTAAAGAGTAAGGCTCTTTTGCTTCATATTTAAAATTAATTACATTCACTTTTGATTTACTTTGATGGAATCAAAGTATGCAGTCAGTAACATTGATATTCTAGGGTTTATACTAGCGTGACCTTTTTCAAAGCGCGATATCATGCTTCTATTTGGTATTCCCTTTATGGTATAGCCGAGATAGGAAGCTACCTCTGCTTGAGTTACGCCGTAAACCTCACGCAAGCTGGCTAATCTTTTTGGTGTCATTTGATTATTCATGTAACTATCTTACCTTGTTAGTTGAGCAACATCAACGATTCATCTTCTTGATTTTGCCATTGTTGCAACATTAATTCTTCTTCTTGCATTTCTATTAATTCTTGATGACGTTTATATTTACGATAAACAAACATCCCTAAAAAGAAATAAAAACCAAGACCAAATACCATATCTTGAGCAAATACTATCCATGCTTCATTGGCAATTAATTGATTCAAATAAATTTCTTCTTCAATCATCTTTCACACTCTGGAACATATTCATCTGGATCAACATAAGAAGGTCTATTATCTTCATCTTTATCATCAGGTTCTTTTGAGCAATCAACGCATATATAACCCGCGCTTATACCGATGTCAGGTTCAGCATCAAAGTATTCAAAGGTACTTCCACATTCACAATACCAGTTAGTGTCATATTCCATTACGCCACCTCATTTGCACATATTTCGTAATTACCTTCATAATTTAACATTCGTAATATGCTTGCTTTGCTGGTATCTAGTTTTACTTTTTCAATATTGGCATCACTAATATAACTACTTTTTATTTTCCTAGCTTCGGCTAGTGTCGCTGTATATCTTCGTGGCATAAAATCACCATCTTTGTTATAACCTTCATCCACATGATAAGCATTCATGATACACCTCTTAAAGCTAATTCATTTTTTATATTATTTATACGATTCCAAATCTTAGTGATGCTGTTATCACTCATTACATGTCGCTCATGATTAAGTATATTTCTGGAATTATATAATGCATCTTCTAATTCAATAACCGTCAAATTTTTAACATTCATTTTATACACCTCTTATTAATTAAAAAAATGGCAGTATTTTTTACCGTGATCTGCCAACACGTTTAAGGAAGAAATTAAGCCACTAATTTAGGGCTTTTAACTATAGTTGTAAGCCATGTATTAGTTTCTGTCTTAAACTTATTGTGCGCCTTTACAGTAACAGCTAGGTCAATCCATGTGCCTTCTTGTCCGAAAAAATCTTCAGTAATTTTTGCAGAGCTAAAGAGCTTAACTTTCTGCCCTTGCTTGGTAAGAAACTCAAAACAATTAGTCAAACCGCCAAAGTTATTTTCAAAAGTAACTGCTTTTGTTAAGTAAAACTTAGCTTCTAATTTATCACCTTCTGCACCAAATAATTTGTTTTGATTTTTAGGCTTAAATACAGAAAGTGGCTTGCATACTTTTTGCATAGCTTCATGTGCTTCACTTTTGAAAGTAGTCAAATTGCCATAATAATTTAAAGTATCTTTATCAAGATTACTTATGTTAGTTTGATATACTTTAAAGTCTACTGAAAAAGATATTTCTTCGTTAGTTACTGAAGATACATAACTTATTCTTTGCTCTTGCCTCTCGTAACCGTGACCGCCCATTCTTCTTTCAGGATGAAATGGAGATACACCTTCTGCAATTAGAATCAAAGCATTTTTATTCCAAGCTGAAAGTATTTGCTCGCTTTTTTCTTCTTTTAATGCAATTTCTAATTGCACATCTTCAGGTGATCTTCTGGTAATTTTTTCTAATTTACCTTCACTAATACCTCTAAAGATTACGCGACAACTTGGGTTTGCTTCTTTAATAAGTTCTTGAGCTTTAATATGCGAGCTTGCACCATCTGTAGTTAGGTTACAAATGTAACGCGAACCATCTGATCTATATTGATTTGTATTACCGCAAAACCAAAAAAACTCACTTCTAAATGTGAAATAGTTAGTTCGTGGTACTACTGTATATATTATGTAATTTTCATTGTTCATATCAATTTACCTTTATATCAATTTATCTATAATTAAAAAACTTATCATTACTAACTGCGGAAGTATAAACAATTTAAATAAGCCATACATTCCATTCACTACTTGTAAAAAACTATTGTCATTTGTATTATTCATTTCAATTTACCTTTATCAATTTATATATAGATAATAACAATTATGATTATTATTACAATCATTTATTAGTAAATATCTACATTTACTGCAATTTTTCAATCAAAACAGTAACTTACGGGTCTAAATATTATGTTTCTTTTACAGTAATACCGTGAAAAGCCTTCATCATCCGCGCTTTTAAGTTGTACATTGATGTCTTAAAACCTTTAACATCCTCAACAATTAAAGTTCCATTTTTCTCTTTATACCTAAAGTCAGCACGATAGGTACAAATCTTTTGACCATTCAAAGCAAACTCATACTTGGGTTGTAGCTCAAGATTTTCAATTTCGCCTAACTGTTCTAACAATCTTAAATCAAGATATCGTGATGCTTCTTTTTTGGAATCAAAAACAATACCATCAACTTCAGTTTTTTTGTTGCGATATTTGGATGCTCTATTTGTGTATTGAATTGGCATAATGTTAATTTATCAGTAGGTCATTCACTTTGGCAAGCAATGATTCTTCATCACCATAAGCCGCGATAAATCGTTTCTTATAAGGGTGTCTTGAAATGAAGGGCGATGTATCACCGCCAGCACGATGATGCTCAAAACAAAGCGGTATGACGTTTAAATGAGTATCTGGATAGGTTCGTGAGTAAGGGTGGTGTATTTCAGCGGGTCTATTGCCATACCCGATACTGCGGCAAACGATACATCCAATATCTAAGACATTCATTATATGTTTTTTTTCTGTGGCATTTGGCGCTCTTGGTTTACGCGCCATATTTAATTCGCTCATTTCTCATATTTGCATTTTTAGATTGCCATTCTTTGAAACCTACCTCTACTGATTTCAACTGAATCCTCAAGCCAGATAATGCGCCTTTCGCCATGCCATGATTTAGCCTTGCTTGATATAAGTTATCGTCGTTTTCCGCTATTGTCTTTTGCGCACTTATTGTTTTAGCACCACTAGCCATTGCTCGTAATTCTAGTTGAGCTTGTAATCTACGAACATCGGCATCGCTTTTAAACACAGAAAACTCAGCGTGTTCAATAGCTGATGCTAATGCTCGTATTTTATGTTGCCAAGACTCTACAGCTTCATCCATTATTTAGAATGGTGCTTTTTCGGTAGTGGGTGATCCATTTGCATCAAAGCCTACTTTTTCTTCAAAAGTTTGAAAGCCTAAACTCGTGAACGGTGCGCCACTCTTTTCACTGACTTTCGCCCAGCAACCTAGTTTGTAGATTTGACTATTGATAGTAACCTTGCCACCCATCTCTGGTGACTTATCGCTTTTTTTATCTTCATTCAAATGAAGCAGACCAGCAGATACCATAAACTCATATTTGGAATCGCCGTTGTCATTATGGCTTTTGACTATTGCCCCATAATATTTCGTACCTTCAACAGTGAAACTGCCTTTACGCTCAATCGTACTGTTATTTTCGTGCCACAAGTACCCACGTTTTTCATTATCAAACTCTTTATTTTCCATAGCTAATTATCCTATTAATTTATATTCAAACCCTTTTCCATTTTTGATTCTTCTTCGCTCAACGGTTTCGCCGTATCTCTTTAAATCGTATTTTTCCCTCGCTTTTTCTTTTCTTAAATTTCGGATAGCCGCCGAGATTGAAGGCTCACCGTAAAACTTGCCAGACTTTGATTTAATCACTCTTTGAAGCGACCAATATGTCCACCATGTTATGCCGTCACGAAGGCAGAGAAAAACCATGTCATCTAAACTTAGCTTCTTAATCATCAGTAGATACCTCATAACAATTAATAAGTGATTCTAATGCGGTTACTATCTTGCCACTGGATGCCACATTACTTCCTTTCGCATCCTTCAAAGCTAACTTGATATTGAACTTATTATTATTGAAATAATCTTTGCATCTTTTTGTTGTAGGCTTACCCATGTGAAGGCGGCATTGCTCAATATATTTTGATAAATCATCGGTATCAAATACAAGATTATCACGCATTCCCATTAGTTTGTATTTACCTTCAACCTTATCGCGTTGCATGGCGCTTTCCCCATCGTCATCTTTACTGCTAATACCGCAAGCAAGGCTCAACGAATATCTACGCGCATACGTCAACGCACCGCCGTAGGCTTGGGGGTCAAACTTATCAGTAGGCACTTGAACACAGCCTGTTTGTAAAACGCCACCATGACCATAGAAAATGGTTTCAACTGATGCGCCTCGCTCGTATTCTTTTGCTACTTGCTGGAAATATATGCCGTGCTTGTTGAATGCACTTTTAGCTGTTTCTATAACCGCTTCTAGCGTTGCGTATTGGGATTTAAAAAACGGATTTTTTGCATCTTTAACCGCATGATCAATGTCTTTCTGTGCCTCAATTAAATGTTTAATTAACTCATCATTATCTTTCATTTTATTTACCTTTCATTTTAATAAAACAGTTTCTTAGCGCCAATAATTTCATTAGCGCCCCATGAATCCCACCAGTTCTCATTACTCAAATTAGGTTCAAGATTTGATAACTGACAGACTTCTCTTATATCATCACTTACGCTCAACATGCGCATCATTTTTGTGACAATTCTTTCTAACGATTTGATGTGCATACCAACATTTTCCACATCAAAACTTATTAACTCACTGACCTTTGTAGTTGTATAAACGTAGTCAATCATACCGACCTTATTGGTGGCTAAACTATAAACAGTTAGTTGTCGGTCATAATTGGAATTCTTCTTGGGTCTAAATGAGGTGGTCTTTAGATCACGCACACAGTCCTCATATTCCAAATCTAAAAACCCCATGAGTGTAATAGGCAATGAATCAAATTGATATTCAACTCTTTTCTGAACGGCAATGGGTGTGCCTAATTCTTTGTATAAAGGGATGACTGTCTCAAGTGTACGCTGTACGTTTTTTTGTTTCTTGGTAGCACCGTCAACATCATATTCAGATTTTGATTCTTTTGATTTTTGTAGGATGCGATCAAATTCGCCATTAGCTAAATCAATGCATTCATTTACTGAGATATTTTCAACGACAGCTTTAGTAATTCCGATTTCAATGGCATTGCCATAGGTGAAGGCTGGGCGAAAAAAATCATCCTTAAAACCCGCGACTTGGACTAACCATTTTGCTGGGCTTTGTATGAATTTATTTATCTGTGATGGGCTAATATATTTAACGCCATGAATTTCAAAAGGATTCTTCATCAATTTATTCCCTACTTTATTCAAATTATTTAGCCATCATAACTGAATACTGCCATAGTTGCAAAAACAATCTTCACAATGTATGCTTTTAGGAATGAGTATTGAATGCCTAAATTTCTGTATCAAACAAAAGTGCGAAACACCAACCACAAAATTAGTCTTATTCATACTATCTAATTACGCAGATGAAAAACATTCTTGCTATCCATCAGAGGCAAAACTTGCCGAACTGGTAGGTGTATCTGACAGACAGATAAGGAGATGCCTACAGTGGCTAGAGAAGAATGATTTTATCAGGATTGAACCCAGAGCGGGAACAAGCAATAGATATTATGTAAGAGTATCTAGGGGCAAATCTAATGGGGTGGACACCAGTTACCAGAGGGATGGTCATACAGTTCCAGAGGGGGGTGGACATGGAAGTCCTAATATACTAAAGAGTAATACTAAAGCTAATACAAAAGAAGAATTGTACTCAAAAGAGTTTGAATTTTTTTGGAAAATATATCCAAGAAAAATAGGAAAATATGGTGCGGCTAAAATATATAAATCTGCATCAAAAAAACATACCCATAAATTAATTTATCGTTCAGTGGAGATATTTGCGAAGAATAATAAAATGACAGAGGAAAGATTTATACCTCATTGCGCGACATGGCTGAATCAAAAAAGATTCCTTGATGTTGTTGTAGAGAAAAAGAAAAATACGTTGAACCATTTAGCTGGATAAAAATACTATGAAAGGAAGTAAAAATGAAAAAGACTATGCACGAAATTTTGAATATCAAAGAAATAAAATTGAAATCATACGAAGAAGGCAATCAAAAAGTAAAATGCCCACAATGCCAGCCGCCCCACAATTCATCAGATAGACCACTAAGCGTATCTATAGAGAGTGGCAATGCAGTCTGGAACTGTCATCACTGCGGGAACTCAGGAACAACGGCAACCACTTCAAACTTTGAAACTAGACCAAGAAAAGAATATGTGAAGCCTGTCATTCCAGAGGTGGTAAGTAAGCCAAGTACCTTATACACATGGTTTGCGGAACGCGGTATCTCAAAAGAAACTGTACTAAAAAAAGATATTTACATTGAGGACAAATACTGGATAGCGTTCCCATACAAAGATGGTGATGGCGAGATATGTAATATCAAATACAGGACACAGAGCAAAAAATTTAAGCAGTCAGCAAACGCAAAAAGAACGCTATATAATTATGATATAGCCAAAGATGCTGAAACAATTATATTTGTAGAAGGCGAGATGGATGTTCTGGCGCTGATAGAGTGTGGGTTTGATAACGTTGTAACGCTACCTGATGGCGCGCCACAGCAAGCAAAACTTGATCCAAAAGATAAGCGGTTCACGGCGCTGGAAAACTGCCCTCTGGATAATGCCAAAAAAATAATATTATTCACAGATTCAGATGAAGCTGGCAAGGCACTGCATAAAGAATTACTGCATAGATTTGGCAAAGAGCTATGCTGGTTTGTAGACTACCCATCAGACTGCAAGGATGCCAATGAGATACTGATGAAGCATGGATGCGAGAAAATAAAAGAAACCATAGAATCGGCTAATCCATATCCCATTGATGGCTTATTCAGAGCCAATCAATATTATGGTTCAGTCCTAGATTTATATGATGGCAATTATGTAAAACCCATATCGGTTGGCTATGACAACCTTGATGATATCTACCGACCATTAAAAGGAACTTTTGCGGTCTGGACGGGAATACCCAATCACGGTAAGTCAACATTTCTAGACCAAATGCTGATGAAGATAAGTGAGAAACATAACTGGCGTTACGCAGTTTTTAGTCCAGAGCATTCAGTAAAAATGCATCTTCGGCGGCTTGTCCAAATCAAGATGAAAAAGGCATTTGATGAAGGGTTCTCAAATAGGATGTCAAAAGAGGAACTGCAAGCTGGTCTGAAATGGATTAATGAAAGATTTTATTTCATTGAGACACAGGATACCACGCCAGATATTGATTATATTTTGAAGATAGCTAAAGGCTCAGTGCTAAAGTATGGATGTGATGCCCTGATCATTGATCCCTATAATGAAGTTTCAGCGATAAGAAAAGGTAATATGCGTGAGGATGAGCATATTCGTGATTTTATCAGTAAGCTAAAACGCTTCGCACGGATTCACGATNTAGCAATTTTTGTTGTGGCNCACCCGACCAAGTTACAAAAAGATAGCAATGGAAGTTATCCGCCACCGAGTAGCTATGAAATAAGTGGCTCATCACACTGGTCAAATATGAGTGATGCTATCCTGACTGTGCATAGAGATTTTGAAACTGATGTGACCCGCATCATTACCAGAAAGATTAGAGAGCAACCTTTCTATGGGTCAATAGGCGAGGCGTTATTTAAATATAATAAACTAACAAATAATTTTGATGAGCATAAAGAGATGAATGTAATTGATATGCCACATTGGGCTGATGATGATGATTATGCAAACATCAGGGAATGATAGTGGTAGGGTCTAGTCAAAAAAAACCCTCTAACAGCAAATAAGAAGCTCTTAGAGGGTGTTTGATTAAGTTATGAGAGGTGGCTTACGCCGACCCCCCTAATTTCTCTAGTAACTTATTTCTTGCGATTCTTTTGCCATCAAGCAAACAATTAAAGGTAAATTTTGTTTTGTAAGCAAATTCTTTTTTGTATATTCGGTTATGCGGTCTGGAGATTTTGATACCAACTTTGCCGATGCTTGTTTCAGTCTCAGCTATTTTTTCAAAATGAGAATATACTTTTCTTTTTCTATCGCGACCTTCTCTGTAGTCATGAAAAGTGATTTCTTTAGTTTCAAAAAAGTTTTCTTTTGCTTCTACTTCTAAAGCAGTTAANATTTTTNCTTGGTCAGCTACATTGATAAGTGGATTACCATGAACTCTTGCAATTAACCCTTGTAGAAAACTCATGTGATAAATCGCACCATCAATGGACTCTTTTTTA